TTTCAATGGACATACTAATCCTTAGTAATAAGATACCTTGCGCCTAAACGAACGAATCTCATCTTGCTCGTCCGTTTGTAGGCGTATAAAGCCGCCTTTTCTGAACCTGATTAATGCTTGGGTGGCGGAGTCAACCAAGTCATCATGGTCTGAGTTAGGGAAAGCGGCCATCTCTTCCATTAGCTCGTCAGCCCAGCGGGTAGAGGGAGCCCATACTTTTCCACTAGCAAACAGATCAGATACAGAGTTAATCCTCACCATCTTATCATTACCCCTGCTCGGCGTAAACTCCTGGACGGGGATCCCCATCGCTCTTAATTCAAAGATCAACGGGGCTCCCGAAGCTTTGGCCTCGACAATAAAAGCATCTGGCTCCCATTCCTTGTAATGGTTAAAGGCTTTCTCCTTTAGCTCAGGGAACTCCATCCGGCGTTTAAAAGCGTCGAGCAAAATGATGTGGGCGTCGTTCTCGTTCTCATTTAAATAAAACACCCCCCAGGTCGTGCAGGCAGAATAGTCAGCCCGTTCCGATTTTAAAAATGCGGTATCCCAGCTTTGGATAATAAATTCACACCGGGGGGGTTTATCCTCTTTCCATTCCTTCCACCACTCCCGTTTAACAATAGCCCCCTCCTCAGAGGTCGGGCTTTGCTGATACTGGGCGTTCCATTTTGAGGCGGGTAGTTCTGACCTTAAAGCCTCCAGCTCCTCTAGCTTCCAAAACTCAGGCCATAGGGGTTTATCACTAGGAAGGATCGCAGGGAAGTCGATCACCTCCCAGTCGTCGTTTCCTTCTTTATCAATAGAGGACTGAAGGATTCTTCCGGTCAGGTCTCTTTTGGCCCAGCGGGTCATAACTACAACAATAGTCCCTCCAGGCTGTAGACGTTGTCGTGGGCCAGATGTGTACCACTCGTAGACTTTGTCAAAGACAGAAGGATCTCCGGCGGCCAGGGCGGCTTCTTGCTCTGAGTGAGGGTCGTCAATAATCAGTAGATCCGCACCTTTACCGGTTACAGTTCCTCCGACTCCGATAGCGAAATATTCCCCATCCTTATTAGTAGACCAACGTCCGGCGGCTTTACTGTCTTGCCTTAAACTTACGTTAGGGAAGATCTTGGAGTACTGCTCACTGCCAACAAGGTTCCTTACCTTACGTCCAAACCCCACCGCAAGGTCAGCCGTATTAGATGTCTGGATAATCTTCTTATCAGGGTATTTACCTAGAAACCAGGCCGGTAGCATATAACTTGCAAACTCAGACTTGGTATGGCGGGGTGGCATATTGATGATCAGGCGTTTGATTTTCCCGTTCACAACGTCCTCAAACTTGCGCGCCATCACTTTATGGTGCCGGCCATTAATAAACCCCGGCCACATTGAATGAACAAATTTTAAAAAATCTACCTGGGCTTCCTCTCGTACCAAACTTGACCGGTACTCATCTAGCTCGTCAAAGAAAGCCTCCTGCTCATTCGAGGGCAGAAGGGCTATCGCTTTACTTATGGCGTCAATATTCATATGTTGCGCATCGACAAATAACTAGGCCGGACACTGCGGGCGCTCCTGCTCATCCTTTTACATATCCCAAGATCACACAACTTCTTCACAATCCGATGAACATTCCCGCGCCCCTTATCCCCCGTCTGGTACATGATATCGTCTATCGACGGCCCATACCCAAAGTTCTTCCAGTACTCATCTATCACTAGGAAGACAGTCCTCTGTTTCTCAGTCATTTGATATTCCTTCTTCTTAACAAGGTAGGGGCTGGTAGGGTGCTTCATAACTGTATCACTGATCTAGTTCAACTGTATCAATGATCAAGTTGAAAAAAATATATACCCCCCACCCTTTTTTACATGGACTCAAAGGGGGGGTCTGATTTTTGATGAGATTGTTTGAGTGGAATAGTATGTAATGACTCCCCTGTGCGCGGCTGGCCCAAAAGCGGGGCCCCCTCTCCGGTGGGGTCGCTGGGGGCTGGATCGTCGATGGGCTGGGGATCGCTGGCTGCAGCTGGAGCCTGGGCGCCCTTGATCTCTGCCAGTAGGTCTAAGGCATCATCGGCCACTATGTTGGCGTCAACTGTAACGGCCTGCAGCCTGGACAATAGGCGGGCGCGGATATCGTCGGATCGATTGACTGTGGTTATCTCTTTGCGCTCTACGAAGGCGCCTACCTCGAAGAGGGAGCCCAGTAGCTTCAAGCATTGGACGCGGGACGCTGGGGGAAAGTCATCATCGAGGGAGTGCTGCACCAGCTGCTGCACGAGCAGAGCCTTCAGCTGAGCCGGTGTTCGGTGTTTCTCAGCCTCTATCGCCAGCTTGTACGCCTCTATCTCCCGCGACACGGCAGGGTTTGCGGCCAGCTCATACGGCGCAGTATGTAGCGTGGCTGGTGTAGCGTCTACCTTGTAGTTATCCCTGTACGCTTGTGCCTTACTGGCCCCTAGTGCTACTGCATGGGCAAAGCTTTTCTGTTTCGCAGTTAATGCGGGCTTTTTGCCTGTGCCACTACTTAGCAATGATTCAATCGGGATAGTGTCTAGCCCTTGCTTGATCTGCGCGCGCGTGAGCTTTTGAGTTTGTTGGTTTGCCATTGTCTGAACCGCCCGTTTACTTTGTGACTGTGCAGTATAAATTAAGAACGGCCCGACTGTATCACAACCGCTAAGCCCACACAATAGACCGCACGTTTACAAATTAGACCGCGATGCCTACGCATTAGACCAACCAGGCTAGATTGTGACCGCCCGTAGAAGTCAATTCTATAAATTGATACCGTATAAAACCCCTTGACAGGGTATATAGCACATGAGAGCATAACTACTCGTCTGTTTTATTAACCCGCTTACTTAGGAGCTCTTACTGTGAAACCCCTCTATCTGATTGCCTGTAGTGCTGCGAAGCTTGATCACGCCGCGCCAGCTGCCCAGCTCTACACCGGCCAAGCTTTCAAGCTTGCAATGGCCGCAGCCGGCCGCGCTGGTGCTGATGTACTGATACTCAGCGGCCTGTATGGCGCCATATCTCCCGATGCCATCATTGAGCCCTATAACTGCGCACTCTCAAAGCTCGATAAACGCGGGCGCCTTATATGGGAAATCACAACCGCCGCAGAGCTGATGCAGCACCGAGACCGCACTATCGTTGTGCTGGCCGGTAAACACTACGCCAAAGCCCTAGCGGGTTTTCCTAACGTTTCCTACCCCTTACGCGGCCAGGGTATCGGCCAGCAACTAGCAACACTGAAAGGGCTTTCCAATGCTTAAGACCATGACCGCGAAATTCTCCGGAACGTGCAGCCGCACCGGCCAGCGCATACAACGCGGGCAAACTATCGTGTACGACACTGTCAAACGAACGGCCAGCCTTTTAAATTTCGACGGATTCGAGGGACGCGAGAACGCGGCCGGCGACTATATCCGCGACGATTATGTTAGCCATGTTATCGATTTTGGCATGGGGCGCCAGTACTACCGGAACAAAGCCGGACGCTGCGAGGATGCCCCTTGCTGCGGATGCTGCACGATATGAGACAGCACTATCAGATCCCCCGCCGCAACTGTATCAGTGATCTAGTTGGCGCCGTTATTTGCGCCATTGTCTGGGGCGCCGTTTTTTACTTGTTTTACTTTGGAGCTTAAATTATGACCACACAAAAAGAAATTCGCGCCGCTTTTTGGGCCGCGCATCCCACCCTAATTCGCCGCCGCCACCGCTACGCCTGGAGCGCGAGCGATAAAACCGGCGAGCTGATTCACCACATTGACGCCCGCATGAGTTTCGCTGATTACGTCGACCAGCTGGCGCGCGATGGCATTATCTCCAACGCACTAGCCCAAAGGGTGACGCTATGAGCTACACATTCATTCGCGCGAGCGCAAACCGCAAAACCGGCCCGATCCCCCAAACCTATAGCCTGCGCGCCACTTGCCCGCCCAGCTGCGCGCATTATGGCGCCGATTGCTATGGTGAAGACTATTTCACCCGTATGCAGTGGGATAAAGTACCCGCGCGCGGCGTGCCCATCGACCAGCTGGCCGGCCATATCCGAAGCCTGCCGCCGCGCCAGCTTTGGCGAATGAATGTCGCTGGCGACCTCCCGGGCATTGGGGAAAACGTCGACGCCTACGAGCTGGGGCAAATAGTGGCCGCGAATATCGGCCGCCGAGGGTTTACCTATACCCACAAGCACAGCGCCCAGGCTATTAATTGGGCGCGCCACGCGACCGCATGGGGCTTTACCATTAACCTAAGCGCCGATGATGCCGGCCACGCCGACCAGCTCAGCGGGCAGGGTTTGCCTGTGGTTTGTATTGTCCCCAGCGATACCCCCAAACTGTCTTACACGCCCGAGGGGCGCCGCATTGTGGTTTGCGAATCCCAAACCCGCGACGAATCGACGTGCGAGAACTGCGGCAATTGGGACGCATGGTGCGCACGCGCCGACCGCGATTTTATCGTTGGATTCCGAGCCCACGGAACCCGAGCAAAGCGCACCGACCAGCTGGCGCGCAAAGTAATACCTATTTTGAAAGGCTAACCATGTTAAACCCCGAAGCAAACTACACCGAAGCCGGACGCAAAGGCGCCGAAGCCCGCAACCAGCGCGACGAGGCACGCGCCCAGCATTGGGCCCGCTACTTCCAGGGTATGCGCAATCTAGAGCGCGCCGAAGACCGCCAGCGGGCGGAAACCCTCTACAGGAACGCATATTCAGAGGCGCGCCGCACATGATCCACCCCGAAGCCCACTACATCGAAGAGGGTTACCGCTACGAGCGAATCAGCGTACCCGCAAACCGAATCAAGCGCGCCCAGCAGCTGCAAAACATGATCACCGCCGAAGCTCCCGAAGACCAGGCGCACGCCCGCCAGCTGATCCAACGAGGCCGGCAAGAATTCCAAACCAACGCAAAAGGCTAAAAAATGCAAACATCCACACCGACCACCGAGCAATTAAGGGACGCCCTCCAAAGGGTGACGTATTGGGCAAGCTTAAACATAAAGCATATACCCGATGACGCCATTGCCGAGCTACTGATTGACGCCATAAGGGACGCAAAAGCGCTTTTGAGGCAGTGATCCCTTCAAGCCCTGCGCGCAGGGTTTGGGGGGCGCTATTGCCCTTAACAAGGAGCTAGATTATGGGATTAGATATGTATCTGACCGCGCGCAAGCACGTTAACGCATGGGATGCGGAAGACGCCGACCAAAAGGGACTGTCTGAGGTGCCGATAGCGGGCGCAAAGGGCCTCAAAGTGTCCGCAATTGAGTATCGCGCCGCTTACTGGCGCAAGGCTAACGCGATTCACAATTGGTTTGTGGAAAACGTGCAAGGGGGCGCCGATAACTGCGCGCAGTACGAGGTAACCGCCAATCAGCTGGAAGAGCTGCGCGACGAATGCCAGCGGGTTATAGACGATCCGAAGCTGGGCGCCGAGGCCCTACCTACCGCTAAAGGGTTCTTTTTTGGATCCACCGATTACGACGAGGGCTACATAGAAGACCTACAGTACACAATCGACGCGCTGAACGAGTTACTGGCTGCGCCGCGTGATTACAACTGGTCATATTTTTATCAATCCAGCTGGTAAAACCATCATGATCATTCAAGACGATTACAAACTAATGCGCACCGATGGCAACCCCGCCAAAATCGGCCACATTTACATCACTAACCGGCTGGAAAGTTTCGAGCTGGTGGGCGGGCGACCGCCCCAGCACCCAGCCAGCACCGGCAGGGTTTGGGTAAAAGTGGCAAAAGACGCCGTGACGCTGGAATTCTTTCCTTCAGTCATTGGCCTACGCTGGGAGAAATTCTAATGCGATGCGACCACACAATAGCCGATAGCTGGTGGGAAAGCGATGGCAGGGGGATTCCCCTTGCCAGGGTATGCGACAAGTGCTACGACCAAGTAATGGCCCGCTTTGACCCATCCATATTCGAGTACTACGACCAATCCGACATAGACGAACCAATTGAGGGGGACGAATGGTAATCACAGAACCAAACCAAATAGAGCTATACCGGCTCTTGACGTTGCGCGCTGGGCTCCGGTTGGAGCTACGCGGGCTAAAGATCAGCAAAGGGCGCAGCTGCTACGCAATCATCAAGCAAGAGCTGGGATTCAAGGGCAGCAGGGCGCAAGTGCTGGAGCAATTTGAAGAATTTTTAGGAACCATCAAATGACACAAGAACAGATACAAATTATCCTTTTCGACCTATACGATTTGCGGTACACGCTCACGCAGCAAACCAAAGACGAGCATATGGGTTTGGGTATGGGTGAAGGTGTGACCATTGGGGAACATCTCGACAACATAATTGAGTCCGTGGAAGCATTAGAAGGGGACGACAAATGAAAGTTACATTCACTCATAGCCAAATGGAAGCATTCGCGATGGGTTACTACCATGCACGCACCGGCCAAGACGAGCAAAACGACTACATGACGCCCCTAGAGATATGGACATACCATAGGGGCTACGACACCGGCAAACAGGCCGCTTAGAAGAAAGGGCGCAGGGACTCGGCTGCGGCCTCTGTCCCTACCCTCTGCTCGAAATCGTTGAAATCCTCTCCAGCCTCGCCTACCCAGTAGCGCGGGGCTATTTTTTTGGCAGCTCCAAGACCTACTGGATCGTTATCGGCGACAACGAAAGGGGACTGTATCCGGCTCCCGACTTCTATCATGTTCCCAGCTGAAAAGCAAACGTGGATTGTGTACCGCTGGCGCAGCTGCTTTAGCGCTCGACGCACCGACATACCAGTAGCCAGCCCCTCGACTAGGATATTCGGCCCCTTGTTGTCAATCGTCAGGCTGGCGCCTTTCGTTCGCTGGCCGGCTAAGAATCTCTTTTGACCATCCTCTTGGATCAGCTGGCAGCCAACAAGATGCCCATCGATGCGCATTGGGACTGCAATTTGCCTGTGCCACACCTTCACTTTGTCAGAAAATCCCTTGCGGATCATGTAGGGGTGCTGCTCAACTGTAACGCTGTTACAGATGAATGCCGCCCGCTTTGCTGCATCGGCTTGTCGTTCCAGTCGCTCTTTGTCGGCCAGCTGGCGCCTGATTCCCTCCATCGGATCAGGGATGTAAGGCTCGTCAGACCGGTAGAGAATGTGCTTATCGTGCATGGCAAAGTTAATCACCGCGCCCTTATGCCCATCAAAGATATACGCGCCATTGCGCTTTGCTGGCCGGTCAACTGTACCAACCCGCATCCACTTACCCAGCGTCAATCGGTCAATCAATAACCCATTGTCGCGGGCGAATTCTTCAAACGTCATGCTTTACCTCTCGCCCATGCAATGTTACGGCTCTTAATCCAATCCAGTGTCTTGTAGCTGGGCGTCTTGATGACCGTGTCCAGGCCCCTAGGAAATGCGCCAAACTTCTCTTTGTACTTGTGCGCTGCCCATCCATCCTTGTAGCCCCGCATCCGACTGTAGTAGAGCACCTCGGAGTAAAAGGTTTGGTTGGCATTCACAAATCCCTTTTGGTTTGTGTCCAGCTCAATCATGCGGCCTGGAACGTTCTGCACTTCTTTTGATGGGCGCGTCCAGCCGCACTCGCCACAGATTCGGTCAGGCCATATCCACAACGCGCCGCACTTGCCGCACTTGGCTTCTTTCTTGACCTTCTCGGTGGGCTCTTTCTTGGCCGATTCGCTCTTGTCCTTCAGATCAGTCACGCCCTCGGAGAACAGGTTATCCCAATCCTTTCTGAACCTGAGATAGTTGCCCGAATGATCCAGCCACACGCCGTGCGTCTTGCCCTCGCAGGGGCGCATGATGCGGCCCATCTGCTGGACATGGCTAGAGAACGACTTGGAAAACGGGCGGGCAGATACGCCTATCAAAACGTCAGGCACATCAAACCCTCGCGTCAGGATATCGGTGGCTATCAGGCCGGTGATCTTGGTATCAGGCCGGCTGAAGTCTTCAATAGTCTCGCGCTTGAAGTCATCCTCTTCTTTGTAGCTGATAGACACAAAGTTATAACCGCGTGAGTTGAACTGGCGAACCAGGTCTCGACCATGCTCCACACCGGAGGCAAAGACCACAGTCTTTTTTGGCCCGCCGAATAGCTCATTAGTCTTGTTAATCCACTCGTCAACTATATCGCCGGTAATCTTCATGCCCCGCTCGGACACTTCATCCTGAGACCACTCGCCGGCCACTTTCTTGGCGCCGGTCATGTCGATTTCTTTGGCGATAAACACTTTCAGCGGGACTAGCCACTTCTCTTCAATCAAATCACCGGTAGGTTTGGCGCCTACTACGTGGGTGTAGGTATCACCCAGCCCCGCCGTGAAGGGCGTGGCAGTCAACCCTATCACCTTGATATCGGGGTTGTCTTGAATGAATTTGATTACTTGCTTGCGCTGGACATGGCACTCATCAATGATGAGAAGGCCGACATCAGGGAAGTCAGACCTACGCTCCAGGGTTTGCGCGCTGCACACTTGTATGCGCTCGTGGGGCCGGTATCGCCAATGCCCCGACTGCATCACGCCGTGACCGATGCCGTACTTAGATAGGCGCGTGCTGGTTTGGTTGACCAACACAATCCTATCCAAGACCATCGCTACTTTGATGCCCTTCTTGGCCTCTTCGACCATGATGTGCATCGCTACTTCTGTTTTGCCAAACCCTGTAGGTGCGTACAAGAGTTGGCAGCGGTGTTGGGAAAAACCCTGCGCGAGTTTCTCCACCACATCCGCCTGATGTGGCCTTAGATTTATCATGCTTGCTCCTGCTGGGAAACCGCCCAGCTTCGGTGTTTACGCAGCTTTATCTGCTCTGCGTTTCCAGTAATTAATCTGCTTGATCATCTCTGAATTCTTAGACATGAATTCATCACGGCTTTGAGTTACAGAGGCAAGCTGTGCTTCCAGTTCCCGCACTTGCTCACGCAGCGATTCAATGGTCTCTTGAACCTCGGCCTGGGCCTCCTTGGAAACAGGCAGCGATCTTACTGCAAGAAGATCTTTGAGCTTGGTGTTTTCATCAGAAATTACAGAAAATTCTTTCTTGATTTCTTCAAACTTATCTTCTTCTTCAAACTCTTGAACGGGCGCTACTTTACGACCAATGTTTGTTGTGTCCCTGCGTTTGCCATCCTTGCCAACAGTGCTGGACTTCTCAAGACCCAAAGCTTTGCGAACGCGACCAACTGTAGCTTTGCTCACCTTGCACACATCTCCGATTTGAGAGTCCGACAACTCACCTAGCTCTATGTCTTCAAGAGCCAGCCGGACTACATTGCGGGCCTCTTCTGCGCTGCGTGGCTTGCCGTGTTCAGCATTAGCTGCAAGGCTTGCGATAAATGCATCACGTTTGGTGCCTTGCTGGACTATAGCGTTGACATCTTTGTATCCAGCGCGTTTGTGTGCGTGCCAGCGGTGGAATCCATCGGAGAGCCAGTAGTTCTTGCCGTCAAAGTGCAGGTCTACTGGTGGAAATTCTTTGCCCTCAAGCATTGCTTCTGTGTAGTGCTGGACTAGGCTATCGTCCAACTCTTTGCGTGGTTGTGTTCCGCCATCTAGGCGGATCTTTGTCAGCAGGATTTTCTCAGTCATTTTTTTCCTTAATTAAGCGGCGGATTTCCACCATTGCGTCTTTGAAGTCACCTTGCAGCTGCATGATGACTTCCTGTTGTGTTTGCATCCGGCTATACGCTTCGCTTGCAAACTTTGCCAGGTTTTCTAAACTCCAGGCTGCGAAATTTGGTTGATCCATCATTTACTCTCTTATTCTGGCTTGGGACAGTCCTCTGGTGGGGTAACCACACAATATACCGCGCTCCATTTTCCCGGCCCCTTGCCTACTTTTGGAGCCCACCTATCAATGTAAGCGTCCGGCATTTTGATGAGGCTGCGCCCCGCATTGGTATAGTTCATGTTTAAGTGCTGGGATATTTCCAACAGCGTTAAGCCATCAGGATACCTGCGGAGTAAACACCTAATCCTATCTTGTGGAGGTGTGTTCAAGCTTTATCCTTTGCGTGCTTGATAGCTTCGATCATGTTGGCAATGTACGTTAGCGCAACAGTGCATTCATAAATTGCATCATCGTAATGATTACTCAGCATACATTGGTGTGCTTCCTTGAGTGCGTGTTCCGCTTGCATACAAGGCAGGGCGTAGTCTTTTATTACTTCAATTTTCATTTTGTTTCCTTTGGTTTAAATAATCCCATTGCAAGAAACCCGTCTTGGAACACATCAGCAGGGCGGCATCCTAGGTATATGCCTCTGCTATCACGCGCCTTGGATATGGCGGCAACTATGTCTTTCCAATCGTCTTGGTTCATGCCGTAGTGCATGTCCGGTTGTGGCCCAAAATCAATGGGACGCTCAGGCCACTGCGCTACCACATCAGCACGCACCAGCAGGGCAAAGTTATATATCTCGGGCGTCATCTGCTTGATGCCAGCCTCCGCGCCAAGTCTGTCCAGCTTTGGTATTAGTCGTTCACCCATTTGCGTTCTCCTTTCGTGCGGCGTCCCACGCCTTGTGTTCTTCCCACCACCTATGCAACTCAGGGTCTTTTGCGTGGAACCCAAGCTGCTCCAATGTACCCAGCGTTAGACACAACCAGTTTGCAAGTTGGTCAACGCGCCCCTGCATCTCGGCCTGCACTTCTTGGCGAACATAGTCGGGACTGCTTCTGTGGTCATAGCATGGCATTGTTCTTCTCCTTTGTTCTGGCTAAAAGGGCATTGGCATATTCGTACAAATCCCAGTCACTCATCCACCCATTAATTCCTTGCGGCATTGAGTCAATGACTTCTGTGATGTGGTCATCCGTCAGCCCAACCCAAGGGCGCTGTGCTGCTTTCTTTCCGTCGTAGAAACCACTTTGGTATGCAATCGTCAGCGTATCGTCGTGGTGTTGCACCGCGACATGCTCCTGCGCTGGATGTGCCAAGGCTTTTTTAGTTTCTTCCAGTGCGTCTGCTACACCCCTGTCATAGCCTTCCATAAGCAGTTTGGTCAACTCTGTTTGGTATACCTGCGTATCGTCATCTTCCAGCTTGTCCCGCGCTGCTGCGCGTTTTGATTCGTAGCCTGTCATGCTTCACCTCTTGCTTTGATTTCGTTTTCCAAAAATTCGATGTGGGACTCAGCCTTGTCCAGTGTCCGTACAAGATCATCACGTTGCTGGACAACGGTAGTTGCTAACTCTTGCATCACTTGCAACTGGTGTTGCAGATGATTCTGAGGCTTTGTGTTCACACCACGGACGCGCAAGCGCATGATGGCTAAGCGGTGTTGTGCTAGTTCGTCTTTGAGTTTC